GAGCCGACAGCAGCGGCGGGCTATGGCGCGGTCAGGAAGGCTGTCAAGCAGCGGCCCGAGCATCGTTCGGTGGAACATTGGCGAGGGTGCCAAGGCACGGGCTCTGGCGGCGTCCGGCGGCAGGCCGAGGGCCCTGCACTGGCGGCGCGGCCACTGGCGCCGGGCGGAACAGCATTACCACGGCGCCGTCCAGCGCAGCGAAGGCGGCTGGTGGCAATGGATCGAAGGCATGTGGGTCGGGCACCCCGCATTCGGCGTTATCAAGTCCATCCATGCCCCTCAGATCGCATCATAGGAGAACGACTGATGTCCAAGATCGCGCAGATCGGGGAGTTTCACTCCCGCCGGTGGGGAGAGGAGATCGCAGAGTACCGGCGGTCCCTCTTTCAGCCGAGGCACACGCTGATGGCGCCAAAAACAATCACCGCCCTGAGCCACAAGGACTACAGGCTCGACTTCAAGACCGGCATCCCACCGAAGATGCGCTCGGAGGCGCTGGAGCGGTGGGCTCTGGATCGGGAGCAGAAGCGGATCGAGGCGCTGTTCCGGTGAAAGACGACTGGAAGGGCGAAGAGCTGATCCGCAAGAAGCCCAACAGGGCGGAGAAAGACGCGGAAAACAGGCGCATCGTGACGTCGGTATATCACGAAAAGCGTCGGAAAGCAGGTATTCCGGTTCCGGGAAAGAAACCATTCTTTGACTTTGGACTGCTGAAAAAATGACCGAGAAGTACGGTGTGAGACGAGTGCCGAAGATGTATGCGAAGATCAACGAGCTGCGAAGGCTGATCAGATCAGAAGGGTCGCAGCGCATTCAAGAGAAGTGGGATGAAGTCGAGGAGTTTATCGACTTCGCATTTGGAAAAGGAAAGGAAGAGAAGTGAAACTGATCACCATCCTGATGGTCAGCCATATCATGGTTGGCGGGGAGCCCTACCGGGCGAGCGTACCGTTCGACAGCCCCGAGGACTGCGCCGTCGCCATCGAGGCGGCGTGGCAGCTCTGGTCGGCGGAAAGCCCCGACCTGCTTGTGCAGTGCATCCGTACCGGCGCACCGTCGACGTCGCCCCGACCCCATGCGCGGGGGCAAAAATGAAGGCTACCCGCGCGGCACTGAGCAACTTGGCGACCACGGTCTACTTCGAGAACATGGACGACTTTGGCTCGGTCAACGTCGACCCCCAGACCCTCGACGAGATGCAGATCGCCCTCGACATCAAGCGCGCCTGCGCCACCGGGGTGAAGCGCATCATCATCGACATCACGGAGGACAAGAGGAAATGAGCTGGATCGAGAAGCTGTCGAAGACGAACCGGACGAAGCTGCATGCCATGATGGAAGACCGGGCGCTGGGGTGGCCGACATACCCTGATCCGCAGCCGGTCGACTTTCAGTGGGGATCGTATGATCACCTGCGGGGCGTCGTGATCCCCGGCACGTACTGGTCGTCGACCTTCGGCTGTGTCGAGAAGGTCGAGATCAGGCGGGGCGCCGACCGATGGGAGTTCCGCGTCAACGACAATCCGCAGTGGACCACGAACGTGGTGGTGCGCGGCCCGCTCTATGTGTCCAAGTTGGACGCGCTGCGGGCGATGCGCTGGCGGAAGTCGAGGGAAAACGCGCGGGAGCTGGCGATGATCGACCGGCTGATCGAGATGGAGAAGGACGAATGAACCTGACGGAAGTGAAGGCCATCGTTGCGCGGGTGGTCAACAACGGATCGGCGTTCGCCTACTCTGAGGATGGGCGGCAGGTCTACATCCCCCGCCGGATCGCCCACGATCTGGGCATGGAGGAGGGCGACGCGGTCACCCTGCACTGCATCCCGAACCCGATGGCGGAGAAGGCCGAGGCGGTTCCCCTGACGACTGTCCGGGCGACCGTGGACAGGCCTTTCAGTGACAGGGAGCCCGTGGCGCAGCCTGCAGTGCAGCTCCCGGCCGTGATCCCCACGGAGACACCCAAAGACCTGCAGGGGCGCTGTCTGGGCGTTCTGGCGGGCCGCAGGCGGTTCATGTCGACGAAGCAGGTGGCGGCCATGCTGAACGAGGATCGGCTGCATGTGTCGAACGTGCTCTGGAGCCTGCACAACGCCGGAGAGGTGGTCGCCCTGCGCTTCTACAGGTGCGGCGGGCAGGAGAGGGCGAGCAGCATGTTCTACGCCATCGACGATGGGGTTCTGGAAGAGGAGATGGGGGGCTGACGCCCCCCCTTTTTCTTGGCCGGGAGTAGATATGAGTACGTACAGAAATTTTCATACCTACTTTTTGACTGCTAAGTCATTGAAATATAAGCATTATATAAGTAGTAAATAAGTATATAAGTATATATCTATATATATATATCTATATCTATATCTATATCTATATCTATCTACCTATATCTGTCCCTCTCTATCTCTATCTCTATATCTCTATAGGCACTATTTACTTTTTTACTTATTATGCAGTGAAATCAAGAGCTTACGAAGTTTCTACTCTGAATATCTACTTACCTACTCACCGACCCACATTTTCGATGTTGACGTACGATGTGGGATGTGCGACATTGCGGATGTGAGAGAGAGAAGGAGACACTCACCATGTCCATCAATGTCGAAATCCCGCTGGCCGACCGCTACGCTGCTGCCAAGGCAGCCTACGACGCCGCCGCGCAGGCGCTGGAAGACCTGAAGGCCGAGGTCAAGGCTCTCGGCCTGCCCGAGCTGGATGGCATCACCTGCGTCTTGACCTTGTCGCTGTCGGAACAGAAGCGCCTCGACCAGAAGCTGGTCTCGCAGTTCCTGACCGAGGACCAGATCGAGGCTTGCAAGAAGCCGGTGCTGGTCGAGACGATCCGCGTCAAGGCGAAGGGGGTGCGGTAATGCGTCACTCGGTCAACCTGAATGGCGACACGCGCGAGGCGCTGACGCATGAGATGCTGGGGGTGGCGAAAGCCGCCTCCGATCTGATCGAGCGGCTGAACCAGCTGACCATCCACATGCGGAACTACCGCGACGGTGACGACTTCCTGCGGGATCGCGAGGAGCGCCGGGGCATGGTCATGAAGGCCGAGGAAGTGCGGAAGTGGGCTCTGGACGAGGGCTACCGCCTGCTGGGGGGTCACGAATGACCGCGCAGGAGCTGCACAAGGTGCGGGACGAGGCCCTGTTGCAGGGCGACATGGAGACGGTGCGGCGCGTCGACATGATCTGGGCGAAGCAGGCCGTGGAGAAGGAGAAGCAGATGGAGAAGAAGGAAAATCGGGACGAGCGCCTACAGGTCGCGGCGGTGATCGCGATGGGGCTGGTACCCGTGGCAGCGGCTGGTGGATGGTCGACCCACGATCTGGCCCGGCGCGCGCTGGAGGTGGCCGACGATCTGATCGAGCAGGTGGATCGGGAATGATCGACCTGACACAGCTGTCGGACATCCATGTGGAGGCCCTGATGCGCGTGTCGAAAAGCAGGGGTCGGGCGTTCTTCGCCCACCCCAAGGCTCAGATCGCGCTACGAGCCGAGTACCAAAAGAGATGTTGCAAATCCCACAACGCTGATGTATCGTACGGTCATGAACGGAAGCCAAGGAGGCAATCATGACCAGACTTAACGTCAAAGACCCGAGCGGTAAGGCGTACACCCGTCTGACAAATCTGACCTACACCCATGTGGTCTTCGCCCGCAGGTCACGGGAACAGGCAATGAAGGATGCTCAGTCCAAGCCGTACCACCATGCTGCAAACTTCTGGTACTTCAAGGACAAAGTCGACGGAACCAGCCGCTGGCTGGAGAAGAAAAGCCACGAGAGCGATGAGCAGCATAAGGCGCGCGTCGAGCGGGAAGTGGAAGAGGCTAAGCTCGCCATTCGCGGCTGCAAGACGCCCGACGAGCTGTGGCAACTGGTCAAGGTCGAGCAGATGGAGGCGTTCGAGAAGATCGACTTCGACAAGTGGCACTTGATGGGCTGGTGCGGTCGCCTCGATCTGGCGCAGAAGCTGTCGGTCGACGAAAGATGGACCGACAAGACCATCGTCGCTATCGATTAATCTACAATGAGGATGTTGACACCCTGCATCGTACGATGTAGGGTGTTTGCATCAGGATCGAGAGGAGATCGAGATGAAGATCGAAACGAGCTACACCAAGTTCCAGCATGACGGGCAGACGAACCTCGGCATCTGGCTGATGATCCACTTGCCGGACGGACCCTTCGCGTTTCAGGTTCCCGAGTACATGACCGACGTCGATGATGCAGTGCGGTTCTGGCTGATGACGACGGACCTGCAGGCTGGCATCGTCCGGCTGATTGCCCGGCTGAGGCACACGGTGGAACCGGCCAGCATCGAACCCGAAGACATTCGCAAGGAGTACCTGAAGTGACCGCGAACTATCAGACCCCCACCGCCGAGACCTATGCCGGGCTGGAAAAGGCGTTCAACCACTTCAACGAGCGGCTGTTCGAGAACCGCCTGCCGCCCGTGCTGTTCACCCTGCGCGCGTCCCGCAAGGCCTACGGGTACTTCTTGGCCGAGCAGTTCACGCACAAGGAGGACGGCGATCCGACCCACGAGATCGCGCTGAACCCGATGACCATGTCCCGCGAGCTGGAGCAGGTTCTGTCCACGCTGGTGCACGAGATGACGCACCTCGAGCAGCAGGAATACGGCACGCCGGGCAAGAAGGGGCACCACAACCGCGAATGGGTCGGCCTGATGGAGCGCATCGGCCTGATCCCGTCGAACACCGGCGAGCCGGGCGGCAAGAAGACCGGCCGCCAGATGACCCACTACGTCGACCCCGAAGGCCCGTTCATCGACGCCTTCATCGAGCTGAAGGACACCGGGTTCGACCTGCCGTACTTCACCAAGCCCCGCGAGGCCGCCGCGCCCAAGAAGAAAGACCTGTCCAAGGTCAAGCGCACCTGCCCGTGCTGCAATGCCAATGCATGGGCCAAGCAGGGCGCGCGGATCATGTGCGGCGACTGCGAGGAGCTGATGGTCGAAGAGGAGGTGGCGTGATGTGTCTGGCGCAGCTGGAGAAGGCGCTGAAGGAGATCGGGGTGGTTCCTGCCAAGGAGCCACCGCCTCCGCCCCGCAAGGTGAACCTGAAGGGCAACTACTACCCCGACGGTGACATCCCGTTCTGAAGAGGGTATGATGCTGGCATATTCATGATGGAGACCACTGTGTCAGCGACAAGCAGCAAAATGGGCAGACCGACCATCTTCAGCGAGGAGCTGGCAGCCGAGATCATCGAGCGGCTGGCTGGCGGGGAGCCGTTGAAGAAGATTTGCGATGACGAGCATATGCCTGCCTACGTCACTGTGCTCAGATGGCAGCAGCGCCACGAAGACTTTGGATCGCTCTCCGCGCGTGCGAAGATGGATGGAACGCACGCTTTGGCCGACGAATGCTTGGCGATTTCTGACGATCCGGGCCTTGATCCGGCAGACAAGCGCGTTCGCATCGACACGCGCATTCGGCTGATTGGAAAGTGGAACTCCAAGTTCTACGGCGACAAGGTCGCCATCGGTGGCGATGCGGACGCCCCGCCGATCAGGACGACCACCCAGCTGGACGTCTCGAACCTCTCGCTGGACGAGCTGGACGTGCTGTCCGCCGCGCTGGGGAAGGCCGTTGGGAAAGATTGACCTGCCCTTTGCGGTCGACCCCGATGCGCTGATGAAGGCCATCGAGAAGCGGCGGTGCGAGCTGTCGCTGGCCGAATTTGTGCGGCACGCGTGGAGCGTGATCGAACCCGGCCAGCCCTACGTGCACGGCTGGCACATCGACTTCATCTGCGCGCACCTCGAGGCGATCACTGACGAGGTCGTTCTGGACACCGGCGAGCTGTACAACCGCCTGCTGGTCAACGTGCCGCCGGGCACCATGAAGTCCCTGCTGATTGGCGTCTTCTGGCCCGCGTGGGAATGGGGGCCGCGCAACCTGCCGCACATGCGCTATGTCTGCGCCGCCCACAGCCAAGACCTCGCCATCCGTGACGGCCTTCGCATGCGGCGCCTCGTCCTGTCCGACTGGTATCAGGGCCACTGGGGCGACCGCGTCAAGCTGACCGGCGACCAGAACCAGAAGACCAAGTTCGAGAACACGGCGACCGGCTTCAGGCAGGCCACTGCGGCTGGCTCGATCACCGGCGCGCGGGGCGACCGCGTCATCATCGACGACCCGCACAGCGTGGACGGGGCCAACAGCGACCAGCAGCGGAACAGCACCCTGACGTGGTTCCTCGAGGCCGTCCCGACCCGCGTGAACAACCCAGACCGCAGCGCCATCGTCGTCGTGATGCAGCGCCTGCACGAGGAAGACGTGTCCGGCGTGATCCTCGACCGCGATCTGGGCTACGACCACATCATGCTGCCGATGCGGTATGACCCGACCCGCGCCTACCCGACCAAGCTGGGCTATGTCGACCCGCGCGAAGAGGACGGCGAGCTGCTGTTCCCCGACCGCTTCCCGCAAGAGGTGGTGGAGCGGGACGAGAAGGCGATGGGGCCGTACGCGGCCGCCGGTCAGTTCCAACAGCAGCCAGAGCCGCGCGGCGGCGGGATCATCAAGGACCACTGGTGGCAGCTCTGGGAGCGGTCCGAATACCCGCCCATCGAGTTCATCGTGGCCAGCCTCGACACCGCCTACACCCAGAAGGCCGAGAACGACTTCAGCGCCATGACGGTCTGGGGCGTCTTCTCGGCCCCCGGCGACAGCTTGGCGACGCGATCCGTCGACCGGTACGGCCGGACGATGGAGATCAGGACCAGCTACCAGAGCGAGCAGCTGGGGCCCGTGCCCAAGGTCATGCTGATGTACGCGTGGCAGGAGAAGCTGGAGCTGCACGAGCTGGCCGAGAAGGTGGCAGAGACCTGCCAGCGCATGCGCGTGGACCGACTGCTGATCGAGAACAAGGCCGCCGGGCACAGCGTGGCGCAGGAGATCAGGCGCCTGTTCGGCTGGGAAGACTTCGCGGTCCAGATGTACGACCCGAAGACCCTCGACAAGACCGCGCGCCTGTACTCTGTCCAGCACATCTTCGCCGAGCAGATGGTCTACGCGCCCAACAAGGACTGGGCCGAGATGGTGATCCGGCAGTGCAGCGTCTTCCCGAAGGGGAAGAACGACGATTTGGTCGACACTGTGTCCATGAGCCTGAACCATCTGCGGCAGTGCGGCATGCTGACGCGGGCAGCGGAACGGCTGTCGGAGCTGGACGACGCGAAGCGGTTCACTGGAAATTCCAACGGGGTTCCGCTTTATAACGTTTGACTTCACATGGATTATGTGTGTTTAATGGCACACTATGAAGCATGAAGATGAAGTCACACCCGAAATGTTGAAGATCGTTCTGGAGTACAGCCCAGATACGGGCGTGCTCACTTGGCGTGAGCGCCAGAAGGAGATGTTTGACAGGGGGCAGGCTCGTCATTCTTGGAACAGCAGATGGGCCGGAAAACCGGCGTTTCGCCTCACTTCATCTGGCTACATGAGGGGATCAGTTCTTGGCCAGAGGCTCCTCGCCCATAGGGTTGCTTGGGCGATACATTATGGAAAGTGGCCGGACGGATTTATCGACCACATCAATGGCGTTCGTGATGACAACCGGATCGAAAACCTGAGAGACGTGAGCGCGGCCGAGAACTCAAGGAACTCCTCGACAAGACGAGATAGCTCCTCTGGAGCTTTGGGTGTCGTCTGGAGCAAGGCCAGATCAAAGTGGATGGTCCGTGTTGGAGAAGTCTTCATCGGATACTTCGATGATCTGGAAGAAGCCAAGAAAGCAAGGTTGGATGCTGCCTCTCGCCTTGGGTACCACCGAAATCACGGCAGATAGAGGATATGCATGACAGATCGTATTCTATGCGATGCCATCGTCGACCCGCTGAGGGGTGAGCCGGGCAACTGGCTGGTGACGGTGACGGGGGCGGGCGCCGCCAAGGGCAAGGTCCGTGTCTACGCCCTGCAGGGCAAGACCGAGGATGATGCCGCCAAAGCCGGGATCGCCGCGTTCATCGAGGAGGTGTCCCGGTGATCTGGTGGTATGGCGGAGACGAGGCAATCATGCTGGTGGGCGTCCATGACTTCGGGAACGGCGTGCCGTCTCCCTTCGTGGCGACTGGACCGCGCCAGAAGATCATCGAGAAGCTGGGCTCTGAAATGCCCACCCACATCGACGCCGTGGCAGTGTTCGAAGAGCTGGGCGTGATCATGGCCTTCGACAACGTGGAAAGCGCCGAACGCTTTTCACAGCTGATCAACATCGCCTTCGAGACCGCCAGCAAGGGTCTCTGGGGCGAGAACCAAGACCAACTCGTACACTGAGAGGAATATCAGATGATCGTGAAGTTCGATGACGCCAGCAACAAGTCCATGTTCTACACCGTCGCCGACGGCTACCTGAACGTGGGCATCTGCGACCACGCCCAGATCGCCCATCTGGTCTCGGAGGGCCCGCAGCGCGTGGAGCCGGACGTGGCTGCCGAGATGATGAAGATCGCGGAGGATCAGGGCGTGATCCTGAGCTTCGGGACGCAGGGCTTCCTGTCCATCTTCCTGCAGTCCATCGCCGGGTTCGCCAACGAGCTGGTGCAGCAGGTGGAAGCAGAATGATCGTCAACGGCACGCATCTGCTTTCGGCGGCCCCGATCAAGGACATGCTGACCGAGAAGCACCGGGAGCATGGGGTCAGCTATGGGCTGGCCGAGGCCGGATATGACATCCGCATCAAGCAGGAGATCATCTTCCGGCCCAACCACGACGCCATGACGGTGAACGGGCGCAAGGGCCGGTTCATCATCGCCTCGGCCATCGAAGAGTTCGATATGCCGGATGGTCTGGTCGGTGTCGTTCATGACAAATCGACATGGGCGCGGCGCGGATTGTCCGTATTCAACACCGTACTCGAGCCGGGTTGGAAGGGATGGCTAACAATCGAGCTGGTTTATCACGGCGAGGGCGAATTGTATATTCCTGCAGGCGCAGGGATCGCGCAGGTGCTGTTCCACCAGATCGTGATGCCTGCATCGTACGATGGGAAGTACCAGAACCAAGAGGATCGGCCGGTGGAGGCGCGTCATGGCTGATATCCCTCTGGCCCGCAGCATCTTGCGCGAGGCCTTGTCTTTGGACGACGCAGACGCCATGCGCGAAAAGATCAACTCCGCCTTGGACGTGATGTATCGCGTGCACATCAAGCGCCGCTCTGCAAACGAGAGCACGCCCATGAGCCGAGAGCTTGCGGCCGACATCAGGGCTTACCACAGGGCGCACCCCGACTTTTCAGCCGTCCGCATCGGGGAGCACTTCAATGTCAATCCGGGCCGTGTGTCCGAAGCAATCAGCGGGAGATGGTAATGGCTAAGTGGGAATTTCCGAACAGCATCGTGGCGCACACGCTGCAGACCTGCGAGCGGTGCGGAGAGGAGTACAACGGCGCGTATCGGCACATCTGCCCGGACTTTCAAGAAAGCAGGGATGACGGCTATGACCCGCTGCGCCACGTCCTGCAGCTGGCCTTCGATCAGGCCGCCAAGGGCAAGGGCAAAGAGCGCCATGCGACCGACAAGCCCTTCCTCGAGCAGCCGATCATGGAGATCGCCCGCATGGTCGGACCGGGCTACCAGCTGGGTCAGGCGATGAAGAAGACGCAGGAGGCATCCCGCCTGCCGAACGACCGGGCGCGCGCCGAGCTGCTGGGCGCGATCAACTACCTTGCGGCCGCGTACCTGCTGCTGGAAGAACGCGCCGCTGTCTGATAGTATCGCGCCAGCCTTATCCATGAAGGGAAAGCCAAATGCCCCTCGTTCCCGGTCTGAACCCCGCCGTTCGCCTCGAAGATGATCCCG